TAAACATGGTGATGAGTCTTGGCGACGAGACAATCAATTGGGTGATTGATACTCAAAACGAAGAGGAAATGTTTGACCTATTCGGTGCGGCAGGAAAATACCCTGCCGAGGTTGCTCAAAACATTGACAAAGAGAAAATCGTGGATAGTGGCACAGTGAAACTTGGAATTCAAAGGAACGGTTATCACGAATACTTTTTGGAAGGAAATAAGTTTGAAACCAAGTTTCATGTCCGATACCTTCCCGTTGGAGAGAACAAAATGTGGCTGGCTTGGACTGGTTATGAGCAAAAACCAGCAGACAAAGAAGGCGACGAAGGGCTATGGGATATTTATGAGGACAAGTTTTCCAATAAAAAAATCCCTCGCTGACCAAGGTTCTTATATACTTGATTTGATAACGAAGGGTTGTTGGAAATGTCCCTCCTACTCAAGAGAGAACAACCATTAGACTTCAGGATTCTAAAAAGCGATAATCTAATGATTGGTGGATATGCAAGCATTGAAATTGTTGATAAGCAAAATGATTTAATCACACTCAAAGCATTAAACGAAGCAGTGGAAAAATACATGGAGAACCCAAAGTTTAGAAATGTAATGACTAACCACTCAAATGTTCAAGTCGGAGAAGTAGTAAAATCACACCGAGATAAAAATGGAAAATTATGGAAAACAGAGGTTGATGATGTCGGATTCTTTGTAGTAATTAAATTAAGAGATGACATTGAAAAGGCAAAAGAAATCAATCGAGGAATTAGAAAAGGTTCATTAAGGTCATTTAGCATTGGAGGACAAGCAATTCAAAAGGTTAAGAAAAACCATCCCGAATTAGGCCAATATAATGAAATAAGTAAATTAGAATTACATGAGATTACTATCTGCGAAAAAGGAATTAACCCCGAAGCAAAATTTGATATTTTGAAACAAGACAAAAAACAGGTGAAAAACATGAGCAAACTGGAAAAAGCACTGGAAGAGTTGGATGCACTAATGAATGAAGTGAATACTCTCCGAAAGGAAGAAGAAGATGATGATATGGGCAAACTCTCTGAAGAAGAGAAGATGATGCCTGAAAAGATGATGGAAAGAATGGGAGACGAAGAGGATAAGGAGTCTATGGACACCGACCCCGAAGCCGAAATGAAGGCTTATGTTTCCACTCTTGATGGCGCAGGTGTTGAAATTGGCGAACCTGCTGATAGAATCGTTATTGACAACGGAAAGCCAAGAGCAACGGATATGCCCGTTGTTAAGGCCTTTGGCAACAACGAATTAGAAACTCTTGACCTTTCTGTTGGAAATATTGAGAAGGCTTACGAGGCTTTCCGTCAAGAGCAATTGGAGAAGTTGGCTTACGATAACCTCCAAAAGCAATTTGCACAACGCTTTGAGGCTGAAAAGGGAACCCGTGAAAACATTCTCGCAAAGTCTCAATATGATGCCGCTTCCGAGATTGCATCACTTAAGGATGAATTTACTGCGCTTCGCAAGTCCTTGACTTCCGAAAAGGCCGAAATCATCAAGGCTCAGGAAGAAGCCACAATTACACTCCCATCAATGGATGAATTAGCCGAAATGGATTGGAACACAATTCATAAGATGGCTTTTGGAGGAAACCTTTGAGGTGATTATTATGACAGGATATATTAACACAATTGCAGACCTAGAAGCACAAACTTATGGACTTAATTTTAATGGAGCAAACAATATGCTTCTTAAGACTGCCGGAACCGTTAGCGGTATTCACGGCGGGCACGATGCCGCAACTCAAACCTCCGCAACATCCGGTATTGCCGGAAACCTTTACCAAGTCCTTTACGGACAGAAAGTTTGGTCTATGCTTAACCGAGAAGTGAATGCTCTTTCCGTTATGGCAAAGCGTCCTTACACTTCAAGCGGTTGGAGAGTCCTTTCAAAGCGTCCTGCTGGTGGAACGGGCAACACCCACTCTTTCACTCAAACTGGAACGGATTTGGCTGGAACGGATGCCCCACGCCTTGACCATATCGGTGGTGTGCCTGAGAATGCTTCTCTTTCAACCTCCGGTGATGGTTTAATCGCTATTGCTCCCGAATATTCCACACTCTTTATGAGTCCGAAAACCGTTGCTCATCAGTTTGATTTCAGTGAATTGGCTATGGAAATGGCTCAAATTGATGATGGAATTGGTGATATTAGAGCGCAAATGCGTGAGGATATGGGCAAGCACCATGCAGAGTCTCAAAACCTTATGATGCTCGCACCTCTTGAAGCATACCTTCAAGCAGATAAGACCAACGCCGCCGCAAACATTGACCGAAACTACACTTCGCTTTACAAAATCATTTCGTCTAATGCAGAATTAGACCAAATGGATGCGGATAACTTCCCTGTTTCGTCTATTACCAACGATATTACGCAAGCATACCACATTTACGGAACCAACCGTGATAGTGCTTCTTTCCTTGATTGTGTCGTTAATGGTGCTGACAGTTATGCTTCGGGTGCTTCTCGGCCATTTACTTTGAGTATTCTCAACGCAACGCTCCGTGAATTGCGACAGAACGGTGGTTCTCCAAAGGTTATTCTTACTGGATATGACACCCTTCAAACGCTTTCTGACCTATTGCAGAGCCAAGAGCGATTTATGGATAGAAAGGAAATCGTTCCTACTGTGAACGGTGTTCGTGGTGTTAAGGGTGCAGAAGTTGGTTTCCGTGTGGCTACCTACTACGACATCCCATTGATTCCTGTTGCTCAAATGCAAAGCACTTCGGCTGATTCGGGAACCATTTCGGATATGCTTTTGCTTGATACTGACCATCTATGGCTTGCAGTTATGAAACCAACCCAATACTTCGAGGACGGTATTTCAAACGGAAACCCCTTCGGTGTCGGACAATTGGGCAACAGAGCATTATACCGCACAATTGCTGAAATGGGCTGTTCTTACTTTAAGGGACAAGGCAAGATTACCAACCTTAAGTGAGGTGTTTTAATTGGCTCTAGTAAAAGCAATTACGGTCTTAGCAGACCATAAAGGTATGACTACCCCCCGTGTTTCGGGAGACGAATACTTCGTGGATGCAGTTATTGACATCAGCCAAGTAGTGGCGGCAGGTTCAGTGATTCCTGCTTCTGACTTTGGTCTTAAAACCATTACTGCGGTTATGATTACAGGAGACGATAATCCTAACAATAGCACGAATGACATCGCTATCAAAGTGGAATGCAGTGCTACTGGTGCATATGAATCAGCAACTTCTGTTGCTTTTATGCATACTACAATGTCTAGTGGAACAACACTTTCTAACGATGCTAATGGCGGAAGTGTTCGTGTTCGTGTCTATGGGAACATTTGAGGTGTTAATTTGGCTCTAGTCAAATTATCCGATGAATCAAACATCGGTAGGTTAGAAACACCTTTTGGTCTGCTCCGAAGGAATGCAGAATTGGAAGTAGGAACAGAATGGGCTATTGCTAAAATTGGTGATAGAAACCTTATGTTCACCTTTGTTGAGGACGACAGAAACGCTCTTAAAGAAACAACTGAAAAACAATTGGTTGTTCTGCGAAAGCAACTTGAAAACGACCTTCCAGATGTTTCTACATTATGTGGTTTATTGCTCCCAAAGGCTAAGAAATCAATCACTAAGAAGAAGAATACAAAGAAACCTTCTTCTGCACTAAAGGAGTAGGCGGAAAGCCTAAATATGCCCTCCTCAAGTGAGGGAATGAAGAGAGGTTATGCGTATGCCACAATGTCGTTCAAGTGGAGTCAAAACATCAAGCACTGCGGTTTTTGTAGGGCAGGTAAGGTTGGTTTCCATCCATGCTGTCTTAACGGGGACTAAACCTACAACAATTAAGGTTTTTGACAATGCTTCTGCCGCAAGCGGAACAGAGTTAGCAAGGCTAATCGTGGCTACAACCGACCCCGCAGACCCCGCAGCGAGAGCAAGCCCACCAGTGGTTGAATTTGACATGCATGGCGTATTAGCCGTAAATGGTTTATATTTGAGTATTTCTTCCGGAGCAGGAGAAGGTGCGGCAGTTTCTGTTGAATTTAATTGAGGTGATATAATGGCTGCTCTTAATCAAGACACTCGCTTAGTTATGACAATTCTTTTTGTCGGTGCATTAAGCGGGGCAAATGTATATGCTTATGCTATGATTGGGCTAGGGTTTCCTTATGGGCCATTAGCGCATTCTATCTTGTTCGGTCTCGGGACAATAGGAGCAATTATGGTGGTAAAGGCAGTCTTTGACTTGTCATTAAATGATAAAATAGAGATGTGGCTTCTCGATAGAAAGATTGCTGCCTATTGGGAAAGAAAAGCAAGAGACGAACAACAAAAAATTAAAATGCGGGAAAGCGCAAAGCAATTTTCAGTGCCATTTGCTTATTCGCAACCTGCTGAAACAGAAGAAAACACTCTTGGGACCGAATTCTTAGCCACACTACAATGAGGTGGTTAAATGGTCTTTGGGGATTTGATGGGCTTTTCTGAATCAGATTATGCCTATAATACCCAAAGAGCGCACTCTGCTGATATTTTCTTTTTGAAAATGAGAGCGTGGTTTTGGGGCTTATGCTCCACATTATTTTTCTTCTTGGTTGGCAATATTATTGGAGCCGTTCTAGAGTTTAGTATAATGGGTTTCTTGTTTGATACTTTTTTAAACGGGTGGGGGCATTAATATGTGGTTTGATATACTTAAAAAAGACCCAGATAGTATGGGCATGGATGATTTTAAACAACTAACGCAGGATTATGCCCCCGAAGAGATGAAACCTGTCAAACCCGCTAAAAAAGAGACTTTTAGTGGAATACCCTCAACACCAGAGGAATATGACCGTTCCACTTATTTTTATAAACATAAATACCACATTAAAGAAATGAAAAAAGCAAAGTCTTTTGATTGGGAATATGTTAGGTTTGTTCCTTCATACGAAGGGATGGGTATTCAAACAAGAAAGGTGTATGGGCCTATGTATAACTTTCATAAAAGAATGGCTGGACGGGCTAAAACAAGACACGAAGGAAGAAGGCATTCAAAAGGCGCAGAACCTATTATGTTTCCCAAAGGTGGTTATAGCGATTATGAAACAGAACAATATAGAAGGGCTTACTCTGACCCAGATTACATCGCAAATGAAAAACCCATATTCTCTGATTACCCTTGAGGTTTAAAAATGTCATTAATGACAGGATTTGCTATTTTAGTCGGTGAAGCAATCATAGGATTTTACAAAAAAATTCACGCAATTAACTTCGGGGTTTATGGCGCAACAATGGTCGGAAAAACAACACTAAGCCATCAATTAAGAACGAGAGGAGAAGTGCCGCAAATCCAAGAAAGAACAGTTGGTCGCCATAGAGCATCGAGAAAGAATATCAAAATTGATGGAGATTCACACACCGTAAGAAGTGCAGATATTGGAGGAGAAGCAATTTACTGGAAAGAATGGGAAAGGGACATGAAGGAACGCCGAGTCAAATACATTATATTTATGATTGACCACAGACATTTAGATAGTAATTCAAACTTAGACCATCAATTAGCATGGAAATTCTTAGTGGACTCAATTATTTCAAATACATGGTCAAATGGTAAAAAGAAAAAAGACTCGGATTTTCCTATGGCAATTGGTATTTGGGCAAATAAGCATGACATATGGGGAAAGAAATATCCATTGGCAGAAGGGCAACAAATGGATAAACATGAAATATTTGAGCCATTTGCATACGGTATGAGAAAACTAAACGACAAAGGAATACCTTGTTTTAAGTATATTGTATCAGCAAAGTCGGAACCCGAAATGGTTTATAGAGGAATCACAACAATGATAAAGGATTATTGATATTATGTGGGAGGAAATTTTAAAAATGGCTTATCGTGTGCAAAACACAAGAGGCATTCCTAAAACAGAAGAACAATACAATAAAGCAACATATCTGTTTAAATATAGGTATCATAGACAAAAAATGGATGAATTTAAATGGGATTTTGAAACAGATTGGCCTAGTGTAATAAGATATTATGGGGGAAAATTTACATTTCATAAAATAATGGCTAATAGGGCTAAATCAAGAATGGAAAAAAGGAGAGTCAGCACAAGAACAAAAGAACCTCTTTTCTCACCCCCAAACGGCTATGAAGAATATGAAACCCAAAGATATAAAGAATTGAAAGAGGAGTGATTAAATGTATCAACAGCAAATTATAGGACAAAATGCACCAACACAATTCAACCCAATGTTGAATCCGATTGAACAGGCAAGAACAGCAGGACAAGTAATAGAGTATCAGTTTATGAATATTAAACCAAAGAAGAAAGAAAAAGAATTAATTAAAGTTCTTTCACCCGAACCTAAGTCTTTTCTTTTCTTTAGATATGGTAAGAAGTTTAATCTCAAAGACCGTTGCGTTGTTTGCGGTATGCATCATTTGTGGGAACCGAGCGACCATTTAAGACCGCCTATTCCTTTGGAAAAAGTAGTAAAAGGACGACCACTTAAAGGAACATATTGCCCTAAACACGCATCAATGTTCAAGCAATTGGAAATGCTTGAGCAACAGATTCTTGCTGAAAAACATGGCTTAGATTTCAAGGCATTCAAGCCTCGGATGCCAAAGGCACTATCTGGCAAGCCTCTTACCCACTTAAGCAAAAATGAGGTGGCTTCTCTTACTGCCGCAGGTTATTTTATTAAACCACCGACCCTACAGGATAATAGGTCGGCTACGAACGAGGCCATAGAGTTGGTCGGGCAAATCAATATTTTGACAGATAGGCTTAATTATTTGATGATTCAAAATGGAGTGAAGGTCCCCGAACCGATTGAAGAAAAGGAGGAATAAGTATGGCATGGAGAACGAGCAATAGGACTGTTTTAGGGGCAGTCCAGCAACAAAGCGACCAACAATTTAAGAATGTTAATAATTTGCTTTCTTTACAGGATAATCATGTGGAAGAGTTTTTCCAATACCATGGTGAAATGTTTTTAGCCGCATTGGAACAATTGATGGAAGATGTGGTTCAAAGAACAGTTTCGGATATGTTAGGCAAACTATCTTTTACAAATAATGGCGGCAATATGACTGTTAATGCAGACACTCTTATGGAGTATCAAAGAATTACCCAAGAAAATATTGATTTAGACATTCAAAAGATTCTCGGAGCCGCTATCAATAGCGAAGTTATTATGCAGAGAAAAATGGCAAAACAGCAATATCTTGAATCTCAAGGTTTCGGCGGAGGACAATCACAACAGCCATCAGCAGGAATGGCTATGGCGGGGCTAACGGGCAATACTCAACAATATCAACAGATGCAGGGGGCGGTTAATAATGGGTCAGGCTACCCTATTCCTCCCTCGGGAACGGACGGATATGGGAGACCATACTGGTTGGATGCTCAGGGACAAATGTCATATGAGCCACCTTCAAGCGGGCTTCATTTAGGCTCTGCTATTCAAAAAGGTGCTGCTTGGGCTAAATGGTTGATGTGAGGCGTTTAAATTGAAATATCAAATCTCTTGGGGAACAGGGAATACTCTGATTATGCCTGAACAAAAAGATGTTATTAATGAACATCTTAAGAGATATTTAATGGCTTCCTCATCAGAGCATTCTGATATGGTCAAAGAAATACTTGACCCTACTAATGGAGCCTTGGCTGTTTCTTTAGGAGAATTAAACGAAGATGAAAAAGAAGATTTTACGAACCTTTTAGGAGACATTGTTAGCAATATTCTTAGAGATGAAAAACTTTCTATTGAATTTTTAAAGAAGGATAGTGAAGCGTGGGAACAGTATTTAGGAGGACAAAAAACAGCAGGTAATACAGAGGTAAGAAATATTTTATCCGAGTATGCGGAGGCTACCACTTTATATGAAATCCATGTTGGTTCTATGGATTACGACAGGCTTCGTGGAAGGTCAGGTTTTAAGTTTGGAAGAGACATGCAGAAATTACCAAAGTTTAATATTGATGAATTTAAAAGAGTATATAATTTAAGGCCAATTGCGATACCTCAACCCCTATCTTTAGAAATAACACTGACAAAGAGAGGGGCAACCACAACTAGGGGAACCTTTGAAGAGGCTTTTTCTCTAGCGCAAAAAGAAAGAAAAAAACAAAGAAAAACTCTTTTAGAACAGTATAGAAATCTTAGTGAAGAAAAACTAATTGACGGTATAAATGAAACGCTTGGTGTAGCAGGAGAACTTACACCTAAAAGATTAGCATTAATGAAAGAAAGGTTTAAAAAGGGTAAATTAAAAACTCCTTTCAAAAGACAACTAATTAATATTCTTTTAGATTCTAAAACCTCTTTATCTTCTAACGAAATCACTAGAACGCTTGTGGAGAATAACATCGGAATGACCTTCCGTTTAAAATCAACTGAACCCACTTTGATGGTATTAGGTAAAGGCAAAAGCAGGGGATATAAACAGGCCTTAACTGATTTGTCTCAATATTTATTAGATGAAAAATCTAGACAGATTAGACAAAGAGGGGTTGTTTCGGGAGGTTGGACTTCTGTCGGAGACCAATCACTAAATTTTAGCGACCGATTATTTGAAGAAGATACTTATTCGGAAGAGGAAGATTTTAAGGGAGAATTATATTTAGAAGCAGAAACGGTCAATGGCAATTATAAAAATATTACTCAATTTACTTTTGAAGATATGGTTCCTGATTCTTTTCTTAAGGGAAAGGAAGAAACAAAAACAATTTCTTATCAATTAAACACAGGAGAACTTTTAAATCAATTAATTTCAGATGGTAGGCACGCTTCAAAATTAGATTTTGAAATGTCTGACATAACAAAAGTTAATGTTAATTTGGTTGAAATTAAGTTTTCTTTGCCAAGTAAAACTGATACTATGAAAGGTGTAAGCGGTAAAGATGGAAGTTTTGATAAAGAACAGAAAATTCTAAAAAATAGACTTAAAAACATCTCAGTAAAGGTGGACTTAAAAACCGCCCCTATTGCCGCTTGGACTTCTAATACCTATTCTCAAGACTCAGTGAAGCCCTCACCAAAAATGGAAGAACACTTGATGCTATTTAGAGAAAGATTAGAGGACTTAATTGACTATTACGACATTGAAGTAAAAGGTGAAGTTGATGATATGGAGGAAGATTAATGTCAATTACAACCTCCCCAAGCGACTACACCAATGCATACCATACTGGGTCGGGCGTAGCGCAATCGTATGAAAACGGCTATGGTTTCTATACAGACTTTAAATCGGTTGCTCATTTGCTTCAAGTGCCAGAATTCGGCACCACTACTTATCCAACTATTAAGCAAGTTGGTGCAATTATCAAGAGAATTGAGGGGACTGTTGATGATAAATTAAAAAGAAGTTATCGCCCTATTATTACTAAAAAAGAAATACATAATTTCCAATTCAGAAATCATCCGGGCCAAACGCTTTATGGTGGATATGTTGGATTTATTCAATTAAGGCAGATGAAGGTGCGTAAAATTGTCTCTTTGTTGGTTTGGTCTGGTAGTGGGTATAAGGAGATTGCTTCTGCTCAGGCCAAAATTCAACTAAAAGAAAACTTTAGGGATATGCATTCTATTATTCTACAACTCCCAAATAGCGGAGTTGAGTTTGAATTGGTTGCAGAGAATACTGTTGATAGTTTAGGCGTTGATGAGTTTTGTAATACTTTTGGGGCTAAAACTACTGCTACGGAAATCGCTCATTTGGTAAATGAAGAGTTTCCTAGCACTTCTCAATATACTGGGGCAACAACATCAAAAGGGCTTACATCTTCTAATTTGTCGCTTTCGGACTTTTTCTTTGCCCAAAAGGAGGAAGGAAATGGCGGGACTGTCCTCTTCTCATCCCTACTTTCGGGAGATGATGGGGCGGATTGTGCTATCAAAGCGACCATAAAACAGACCTGCACAACGACAAATACCAGCACCTCTTTAACCGTCGGAGATTCAAGCAAACTTAAATCAGGTATGATTGTAAGCGGAACGGGAATTACAGGAACAGTTTCTATTGCCTCTATTACAGACTCAACAACGGTTGTTCTTGATGCGGCGGCTACGGCTTCGGGGAGCAACGCCTTGACCTTTACGACCACCGATGAAATACCGACGGTGTGTTCTTTAACAGCGTTCACGGATAAAGATGATATGCGAAGGACTGGCGATTATTGGTTATTAGGAGAAGAAGGTAGGGTTTTCTTTTTGCAGGATTACCCCTACCATACTCGCAATTCCGTGTTTGTTTCCTATGTTGCTGGAAATGCGAGGGTTCCGGCTGCGGTTCACGAAGCAACTACAAAACTTGTTGCTGCTGAAATTATTCGCCATGACGACCAAAGCATACTAATCGCTGAAACAGGAGCAAACATCTCAACTAAAGAGAAATATGATATTCTTAAGAAAGAAGCAATGGACATTCTTAAGGGCAAATCAGACATTGTTTATTTTATTGACTAGGTGATTAAATGGCGATTGAAATTGACATGAAAGTGTTCAATGAGTTATTGCAGATTCAAAAAGAAAGAAAACTCGCTATGGATGAATTATCTCTTACGCTTGGCTATGATGTGTCGTTTTCCGATGAAGAAGTGCAACAATTTGCTATGGAAGAATATGAAAAATATATCAATAAACAGATTAATGAAGAGGTGAAGAAATGGATGAAGTCTCTTTACTCATAGATTTACTTAGCAACAATTGGACGACTAACGCTACTGCATTAGTCTCATCCGGTGATATTTTACCCTCTCATGCTGTTGTTCCCGATTTTATTGATATTAGAACAACTACTGCACATAAAGGTGTTCGTGTTGATTTAAATCAATCTCCCGCCACTATAGTAATATTTGAAGATTCTCAAAATTTAGAATACCCTACGGTTCATTATGATGTAAGAAATGAAACTTATTCATTTACTCTGCATATTCGTGTTCTCCATGATGAGAGGTCGGGACTAGATGCAAACTATGGCAAAGACAGGCTAAGGGCTATATACTTGATACTTCGTAGGGCTCTTGAGAGCAAGCGCACAGGTTATACGGCATCGGACGGTTCCCGTTTCCAGCAATTATTTTTGGGTTCAAGAAGCGAGTCAAATGACAGAGCGAAGCGATTATTTGGATATAAAGTAAGTTTAGAAGCGAAACGATTTGCAGTAAGTATTCCCTAGTAAGTTTGTTCAATAGGGGAGGAAAACACCATGGCGATTAATACAGACATATTTTTAGGAAGCGGAGCATCTTTGACGATGGTTCCGGAATTGGATTTGAAGGT